GCAGGATATATAACATCTTTTGATATTACTACTCAAACCGATGGTAAATACCTTAGAAGTGATGCTACTGATACAGCAACTGGTATTATTACCCTTTCTAACTCAACTGCTTCTACAACTATAACGACAGGAGCTCTTATAGTTACTGGAGGTGTTGGTATTAGTGGAGCATTGAACGTAGGTGGTGATGTTGTTGCATATGCATCTTCAGATAAGAGGTTAAAAGATAACATTCAGAATATTCAAAACCCAATCCAAAAAGTACAACAATTAAATGGTGTAACTTGGGATTGGAATTCAAACGCTGATGAATTACAACAAACTTTACCAAACGTTGGTGTTATTGCACAAGAGGTAGAGGTAGTGTTCCCACAATTGGTTCATGATAGAGAAAACGGATATAAAGGTGTAGATTACGCTAAACTAACCGGCCTTTTAATTGAAGCAGTTAAAGAACAACAAAAACAAATCGAGGAATTAAAATCCAAATTAGGATAATACTCAAATAAAGGTAGATTTACCCTCCCCATTTCATATAAGTGGGGAGTTTTAAATCCTTATATAAGGATTTTTTTATTTCATATAATTATAATAAACTAAAACAGAAGTCATATATATGGCACAAGTAGTAAAACTAAAAAGAACTTCCGTACAAGGTAAAATCCCAAATACATCCAATTTAGAATTAGGAGAATTGGCATTAAATACCTACGATGGTAGAATATTCTTTGAAAAAGATGATGGTACATTATCTATTCAAGAAATTTTAACCACAAATTCAGTAGTAAGTGGTTCTTTAACACTACAAGGCCAAATATCAGCATCTTCATTAAACATTTCAGGTAATACTACTATTGGTGGTAACCTAACCCTTGGTGGAAATATAACAATTGGTGATTCAAATACCGATTCAGTTTCATTCACCGCAGATATATCCTCATCATTTTTACCCGATTCCAATTTAGAGTTTGACTTAGGTTCAGATACTAAAAAATGGAATAATTTATACGTAGGAACTGCATCTGCAGATTTTTTCGTTGGTGATGGTAGTGGATTAACAAATTTACAAGTATCATCAAGTATTGTAGAATCAACAACGGTAACATCTTCCTTTGATTCACAAACTTCAATTGTGGTAAATCACAATTTTGATTCAAAAAACATAATAGTATCTGTATATGATGGTTCATACGAACAAATCATACCACAATCAGTAGTACTTACTGATAACAATAATGTTACTATTACATTTCCCTCATCAGAAAGTGGTATTGTAGTAGTTGCAAAAGGTGGTCATATCATATCCTCAGATGCTCTAACAACCTATCGTGTAGATGTTAGTGGTAGTACATCTTACGCAGTTTCTCATTCCTTAGACGAGAGTTATCCATTCGTACAGGCATGGAATACTGATACTAATAAGATGGAAATTCCCTCTGATATAGAAACGACATCAACCGATTCATTAACTGTTACGTTCTCTTCGAACTTTTCTGGAAAGATTATTGTGAAAAAATAAAATATGTACGATGTTTATTACACTACTGGTGGAGGACCTTGGGTAAACGCAGGAACTGATACTTGGGTTAATATTTGGTTAGAAGAAATAGCACCAAAATTATCGGTTAAACCAGTACTTCTTATACATAGAAACAAACCTAACAATTTTAGAGATTATGATTACCAATTTCCAATCGAAGCACATTGGCATGGTGATGATTTAAAGAAATTTGAAAAAATAGTTAAAGATTGTAGAAGAATTCATATCCTACATGGTCACTATAAACCAATGGGTGTAATTGAAGATAATAAACACAAAATTTATTCAAATGTTTTACATAATTCAGTAGACCATATCTTAAAATCACAATTAGGGACAGATGCATCCTTTGCACATCATCCTTATATTGATTCAGATTGGGAACAAAAAGTAAACGAATGGGCAAAGCATTCTATTTGGATAGGATTATATGATATCAGATATAAAAACAAAAATATACCTAACTTTTATGAGTTTAAACAAAATAAACCTTTATTTGATTCAAATAATTTAGGATTTGCCGCAAGAAGTGAAGGAAGAAAAAACCCACATTTCTTAGATGGTAAAAAAGTATATGTTTTTACAGATTCCGTTGAATTTAATGGTGTTTGGAAACAAGGATTAAAAATGGATACACGTAAAATGAGAATATATCATTTTAAAGCGGAATTTGCTGATAAATTTTATGATATGGATTGGGGAATATCCCATTCTTGTTTTACCAATGAACCATTTGGTTATTCAATATTTCAAGCAGTTGATTGGGGAAAATTACCAATTTTACATACTTCTTGGTGTAGTGATTTCGAATATCCATATCGAGCTTCATTTAAAAAAGATTTTGATGATATTTATAAAGAGTTACAACAAACTCCCTACGAAGAAAAAAATAAGTACTTTTTATCATTAAAAGAGTATATGGTTAAAAATTTTACTGATAAAGATAGGTGGGTAAGGGAACTACTTAATATTTATAATGTATAGGAAAGTATTATGGCAACAAATTTATCATTAGCAAACCTCAGAGATTCATCAGCAGCAACTACTGCAACAATTTCAGATGTAATGGGTTCAACACCATCTGCGGGTTCAAACATTAGTTTTTCATCGTTCGCAATCACTTCGGTTGGTTCAATCAGCGGTTTCACCTATGGTGTGGAAAATACCTCTGAAAATTACACACTATCTTTTAGTGGAGCAGGGGGAAACCATGATGGTAGATTAGCTAGTTATACACCAAACTTTACTTGGTCGGTTGCAGCTGGAACAACAATTAGTATTGGTGCTTCACCAAATAAAACAGCAACAATAACATTCTCAAATAGAGCAAACACAGATACTAGATTGGCTGTTGCTTCAAATACACTAAGAGTATCTTATAGTGAACCATTTAATCTTAATAATGGAGATGCATCTGGATTGGGAACAAATAAAGATAAAACTATATATTCAGTAGATTCGTATGATGGTAACTCAGCTGCATTATGTTTAACTGCAGATTCACCAATTCTTTTGGCAGATGGTCAAATCATAGATGCAGGGGATTTGGAAGAAGGTGATATCTTAAAAGGTTATTCATTATCTGGATTAGGACAAGATTCTGATAGTGATTTCTTAAAATGGTCATCTTCAGAATTAGGTGAAGTATCTAAAGATGTTGTTGTAACTAATCTTACGTATTCATTTGCATCAAGATATTATAATGTAAATGATGGTGAAATTACAGGAACAGCAGACCACCCAATGTTGGTAAAAGATTCAGTAGATGGTTTATATAGATTTAAAGAATTACACAATTTGGTAATTGGTGATAAATTAATTAAACAAAATGGTAGTTCATTACTTGAAGTTAATGTAACTTCAATTGATATAACTAATAAGACAGTTGAAATTGTATCTATTGATGTAGAACAAGAAGATACTTACTTAGTAAATGGATATATTACCCACAATAAAGGTGGTGATACTTTTAGTGATTTTGCAGGACCTTCTGCACCAACCATTACGTATAATAACCCAGCTGGTGCTCAAAACTCTAATTTAAGTTGGACAACTCCGGCCGCAACTGGTACTACTGGTGTAACTGATTATGATTTAGATGTTGATAATAACTCTGATTTTTCATCACCTGATGTAACACACTCAGGCACATTTAGTACAACCTCATTAAATGTATCAGGTCTTTCAACTGGAACTTGGTATGCTAGAGTAAGGGCAAGAGAAATGGGTGTGTATGGGGTATTTTCATCTACATTAACATTCTCTCATACATTTGAAAATTAAAAATAAATTTAACGTTTGGGAGAAATCCATATATTTATATATATAACATTAACAAACACAAAATATTAAATTAAAAAGTTATGGCGGAAGCAATTAAATTTACTGAGGAAGAAGTTAACTCAATTAATCAACTAAGACAAGAGGTAGCAAATGTGTTCACACAATTAGGACAAGTTACTATTGAAAAGAAAAGAAGGATTAGTGAAATAGAAGGAGTTGAATCTCAGTTATTACAAACGCATTCAGAATTACAAGGACAAGAACAAGAATTATTCAAAGGTTTGAATGAAAAATATGGAGATGGTAACTACGACCCAACAACCGGTGAGTTTACTCCAGTTCCAAAAGAGGAAGAAACTAAAGAATAGTAATTTATTCTTCGGTAACTTTCATTATACTTATATAAGAGTATTATAATACAAAAAACAATAATAAGGAGTAATAAACATGGCAGAAAAGATTGTATCACCTGGTGTATTTACGAGAGAAAATGACCTTTCTTTCTTATCACAAGGTATTGGGGAAATCGGAGCAGCAATTATAGGACCTTTCCATAAAGGGCCGGCATTTGTACCAACGGTAGTAAATACCCAATCGGAATTCGAATCAATATTCGGTACACCCGATGGTTCATACTATACGGGATATACCGTACAAAATTATTTAAGAGAAGCTGGAACAGTAACTATCGTTCGTGTTGGACACGTTGGTGGTTATTCTCACGTTGACCCAATTGCAATTAAAGTAAGTGGTTCAACTGGTATACAAGTTGTGGGAACTCTTAATGTAACACATAAAGGCGATGAATCAGTAGGTTTACCAAGTACTGTTATTGATTCTCAACCATCTGCATCTGTATTCTCAATTAGTGGTTCTGAATTAGGAACTGAATTATCTGCATCTATCTTACCATCTGCTGGTAACGATTTATCTGATGTATTCGGTGAGAATGCAAGAGGTTCTAAAAATGCATATGTTTACAACTACTATGAATCAGCAGCAACTAATCAATCAGATGAGTTACTTGCAGGAGGACAGATAGTTTTAGAAACAATGCCAGAACAAGATTTTAGTTTTGATATTCAACACGCATCTACTCCTTGGATTCAATCTCAATTAATTTCAGGTGAAAGAAGTAATTTATTTAAATTACATACTTTAGGTGATGGTACTTACTCTAACAAAGAGTATAAAGTATCTATCTTTAACGTAAAAGCAGCTGGTTCAACGAACTCTACTGATTATTCTACCTTCTCATTAATGATTAGAGGATTCTCTGATACTGATAAAAGAAAATCTGTATTAGAAACATACAATAACTTAACAATGGACCCTGCATCTCAAAATTATATCAAAAAGATTATTGGTGATGTAAACGTTACTATTGATACAAATGGAAAACAAACTTTCAATGGTGATTACACTAATCGTTCTCAATTCGTAAGAGTTGAAACGGTAGAAGAAGGTTCATTCCCAATCATCGCAGGACCTTTCGGACATGGGGCTTATACTAATACTGTATTAGTAACAACTGAAACTGAAGTACCTGCAGTAGTATTTTCAACTCGTTCTTCTACAAACACTGCATCATCTACTACTTCTTTTAGTGGTATTGATTTAGAAACATCGGTAGTTAAAATTGATAACGAAAATTACCTTAAACCAATTCCTAATGGTACTGGTGTAGGTTCTAACGTTGCATTTGCATTCGATAGTACTTTATCATACGAATTGACTGGTTCTGATTCTGCTGATGTAAACAAAAGACAATTTACAATTGGATTCCAAGGTGGATTTGATGGTATATCTCCAACAATTGCATCTGCTAAAGCAGGTGATACAGATTGGGGAGCTGGAAACTCACAAGGATTTGATTTATCAAATTCAATGAAAAATGGTTCAGTTGCATATGTAAAAGCAATTGCTTCAGTATCTAATCCAGATGATTTTGATATTAACTTAGTATCTGTACCAGGTGTTGTAAGAAGATTACACTCTTACGTATTTGATAAAGTAACTGATATGGTAGAAGCTAGAGAAGATGCATTCTTCATTGGTGATGTAACTGATTATAACGATTCAATTGATTTAGCAGTAGAACAAGGTTCTGCAGTAGATTCTAACTATGTTGGAACTTACTACCCATGGGTTAAAACAATCGATTCAAGAACAAACAAACTTACAACAGTTCCACCATCAGTATTGATGCCAGGAATATACGCATCAAACGATGCAGTTGCAGCTGAATGGTTCGCACCCGCAGGTTTAAACAGAGGTGGTATTGTAGGAGCAGTTTCAGTTCTAAACAGATTAACACACGCTGAAAGAGATACTTTATATGAAGGAAAAATTAACCCAATCGCACAATTCCCAGGTGAGGGTATCGTTGCATTCGGACAAAAAACCTTACAAGATAGAGCATCTGCTTTAGATAGAATTAACGTAAGAAGATTGTTGATTAAAGTTAAAAAGTATATCGCATCTACATCAAGATACTTGGTATTCGAACAAAACACATCAACTACTCGTTCTAAATTCTTAAACACAGTAAATCCTTATTTAGAAGGAATACAACAAAGACAAGGATTATACTCTTTTAGAGTAGTAATGGATGAATCTAACAACACACCCGATGTAATCGATAGAAACATCTTGGCAGGGGCTATTTACTTACAACCTACTAAGACGGCTGAATTCATTGTAATTGATTTCAACATTCTACCAACTGGTGCTAGTTTTACGGCATAATTAAAAATAAAAAAAAACTATATTTATTAGTATAATAGGAGAATAAACAAAATGGCAGAAGTATTAGAATTTAACGATATGTTCTACACGAACTTCGAACCGAAGATGAAGAACAGATACATCATGGAAATTGATGGAATCCAATCTTATCTTATTAAGGCTGCAACCAGACCTTCAATTACGTTCGAAAAGATAACACTTGACCACATTAATGTTAAAAGACAATTAAAAGGTAAAGGTGAGTGGCAGGATATTGAAATTACATTATTTGACCCAATTGTTCCAAGTGGAGCACAACAAGTAATGGAGTGGATTAGAACCTCACATGAATCTTTAACTGGTAGAGATGGATATGCAGATTTTTACAAAAAAGATGTAGATATCTATATGTTAGGACCAGTTGGTGATAAAATTGAAAATTGGAAAATCAAAGGAGCATTTATCCAATCAGCAAACTTCGGTTCGTTGGAATGGGCATCCAATGATGTTTCAGATATCACTTTAACGTTATCTTACGATTACGCAGTTTTAGAATACTAATACTCCTCAATACTAAATATTTTTAAAAGGGTTCTCTTTGTGAGAATCCTTTTTTTTCAACTTTTTTTGAAATTATATATTTATATACAAACAAATTAAATAAAAGTTTATGGCAAATTACGATTTTCCTACCGAAGTGATTGAACTACCATCACAAGGTAAAGTTTATCCAGAAGGACATCCATTATCAAAGGGTACAATTGAAATCAAATATATGACTGCAAAAGAAGAAGATATACTTGCATCTCAAAATTTGATAAGAAAAGGTGTGGTACTTGATAAGTTATTCGAATCTGTGGTTGTAGAACCTGGATTAGATATTGGTGATATTTTCATTGGTGATAAAAACGCAATCTTACTTGCAACTCGTGTTTTGGGATATGGTGCTGATTATCAAGTAGAGGTAACAGACCCCTTTACATTGGAACCTCAAAAGGTAACAATAGATTTATCTAAAATTCAAATAAAAGAAATAGATACCTCTATTCTTAACTCTGCTAATTTATATGAGTTAGATTTACCCATTTCAAAGAAAAAAATTAAAATAAAATTACTTACTCATAAAGATGAGATGAACATTAATGCTGATATTCAAGCTATGAATCGTTTGGCCAAAGGTAAAGATGTTGTTTCTCAAGATGTATCAACTCGTTTAAGATATATGATACATGAAGTTGATGGTAATACCGAAAGAGGATTTATCAACAAATGGGTACAAAATAATTTACTTGCAAGGGATAGTAAAGCAATTAGAAACCACGTGAAACAAATTTCACCTGATTTGGATTTAAAATACGAATTCACTTCAGAAATAACTGGTGAAACGGAGGCACTTGATATCCCATTTGGGGTAGGGTTTTTTTACCCTGCCGAGTGATTATAGTATTCAACTCCATTCTCAGATATGGGAAATGGTTAATTATGGAAATGGTTTCACGTGGTCTGAAGTTTATACAATGCCAATCCATTGGAGAAAGTTTTATTTTAAGAAACTTTTAGATGCAAAGAAACAAGAAAAGTCAGAATACGATAAACAAAGTAAATCATCAAAGTCTTCTGGACCTGGTGTAAGAGTGAGGAAGTAATTTCCTCACTTTTTTTTTACCCTATATTTATAGTAGTATAAAACTATAAAGGAGAAATTCCCTATGTCAAAAGAAAAGATAAATGAAGGATTATTTGGTTCTGCCAAAAAGTTTTCCGATGCATTCTTTGATGGATTAAAATCAAATGCAACTAATGCAGCATTACAAAAAGCTAAGAGTAGAAAAGATATACCAGTTCCTATTGTTAAAAAAATGGAACAATTAGATAAAGCTGCTAAAGAATTAGAAAAAATGTTAAAAGATTTAGAATAGGATTATATAAATGGCACTCTCTCAAGCAGAAATAAATAAACTATTGCGTGATGCTAACGCGATAAAAAATGATGCCAAAAAGATACTTGATGATGAAGTCAAACGAACGGGTGCACTTACTGATGAAATTAAAAAATCAAATTCTGCCTATAAAGAAAAAGTAAGATTATTAAGAGAAATAAACGAACAAATCCAAAATTCTCGTACAATAAGTAAAGAGCAGATTTCTGATTTAATGCAGCAAGAACAATCTTTAAAGGGATTGACTGGTATTCAAGCATCATTTGTTGATTCTGAAAGAAAACGATTAGAGTATTCCAAAAATGGATTAGATATGTACCCTGCTACTGAGGCTAAATTATCAAGTATAGCTTCGTTAAATCAAGAATTATTAGGATTATCAGCAGAAGATGTAATATCAAGGGCAGAAATTATCAGACAGATAGAATCTCAAATGGGTTCTATGAAAAATCTTGGTAAAGATGCTAAGTATCTATTAGATATAGAAAAAAATAAATTTGAAACTGCTAAAAATATATCTGCGTTAACTGAAGGTGAGCAAGAACAATTAGAAAAACAAATATCTGCTTATAAATCAATTAAAGATGCAATCGGTGGTGTACTTGATACTGCATCAGTACTAACTAAAACCGTTGGTGGTGTAGTTGGTTCATTGATAGTAGGAGCTGGATATATTACGGAAGCACTTGGTAAAACTACTCGTGAAATGGGTGGTTTTGTAGGTGGGTTGACTGGTGCAACCTCACAAGTTACTTTATTAGGAACTATTTTTCCGAATGCATTAGAGAGTGCTAAGGGATTACAAAGTGAATTTGGTGGAATAGAACAACTTTCTTTTCAGACTAAGTTAAACACTTCCCTAATGGCTACTAATATGGGTATTAGTGGTGAACAAGCGGCACAACTTACTGGTAACTTTGCAAGATTAAATGGTGGTTCTATTGAAACCGCACAAAATCTTGCCGAATCTACCAAACAATTGGCAAAAGCAAATGGATTAATGCCATCTGCGATTATGGCTGATGTAGCTAGTTCAGCAAAAGCATTTGCTGAATATGGTGCACAAGGAGGACAGAATATAGGAGAAGCTGCAGTAGCTGCAGCTAAACTTGGGGTAAACATGGGTACCCTAACAAATGTAACTGATAACCTTTTAGATTTTGAATCATCAATTACAAAAGAATTAGAATTGGGTGCAATGTTAGGTAGAAATATTAACCTTAACAAAGCAAGACAATTAGCATATGAAGGAAAGATAGGTGCATCGGTAAAAGAAGCACTGAATCAAATGGGTGGTATTGAAGCATTTAACAGAATGGATATTTTCCAAAAAAGAGCAGCAGCCGCTGCATTGGGATTATCTACTGATGAACTTCAAAAAATGGCATCCAATATGGATAAGTTAAATGATGATGGTACCATGCAACTATCTACATTTGATTCTATGAAAGAATCACTTACCGCTATTGCAACTGGACCTCTTGGTTCTAGTCTTAAAGGATTTGGTTCCATGGTAATTGCAACCGGTCAGATGAATATGGGTTTACAATCAATGGGAACTTCTATTGGTGGTATGGTAAGGGGATTAGGCCGTGGATTAAAACATTTAATAATGTATCCTATTCACTTAGCCAAAGCTGCTGCTATTAAAATCGGTGATGCAATGGGTATTGGTGATGGTGTAGTTGGTAAGTATGGAGCTGGTTCTATTGCAGCACAAGGAAAAGATGCAATTGCAGAAAAAGGAGCAGATTTAGCTACGGATAAGGTACAATCAATTGCAGAAAACGTAGAAGTACCTGATGCTGTTGCAGGCCCATCAATGGGAGATAAGTTAAAAGATTTAGCTGGAGGGTTGAAAGAAATGGGTACACCAAAAGTATTATTTGGAGCACTTAACTTAATACCAACAGGAATAGGATTTCTGATTTTCACATTAGCGTATCCTGGTTTAGCAGTAGTTTCAGCACTTGGAACATCAGCAGGAACAGGATTAATGAATTTAGCAATCGGATTGGGAATGATGGGAACTGGTACTGTTACGGCAGGAGCAGGAAACTTGATATTAGCGGCAATAGGATTTGCAGCAATGACACTTGGAGCAATAGGTTTAGCTGCCATTGCAATTGGGGGAATTCCTGCAGGAGCCGGATTGAAAGCATTAGCAGTTGGATTATCTCTATTCGGTGGAACTTCTGGAGTTGCAATTATTGGAATTGGTTTATTAGCAGCACTTGGTGTTGCTTTAATACCATTAACTTATGCATTATCTTTACTATCACCATTATTAGAATCATTTGGAACGATAATAACAAGTGTTTTTAGTGGAGTTGGAACTATTATAGACCATGTAACTACAAGTATTGTAACTCTAATGGATAATATTACATTAGAAAAAGTTGCATCCATTGGATTATTATCTCTTGCATTTATGGGATTAGCTGGTTCATTGATGTTCTTAGGAGCTGCTGGATTATTTGCATTACCAACATTATTGGGTATTGCTGCTGCATCCGCTGGAATTGCAATCGTTGCAGAACTATTTGGTTTAGGTGGAGAAAATGGTGGTAGTGAAGAAGCAAGTGGTTTGGAAGAAGGTAGTTTATCCGAATACCAAACAGAGATGTTAGCACAAATGCAAAACTTAATTGCAGCAACTGTTGCACCAAAAGATTTCATAATAGATGGCCAGAAATTTGGTAAATATGTGACTAAAAATCAAAGAAGAGATACAACTAATAACTTCCAACAAGGATAGGGATTGAATAAAATGGGAAAGACACTCTTAGAACTATTTAAAGGTTCACCACAAGATAAAGCAGTTAAATCTGATACCAAAACACTCATCGAACAAGAAGTGAGTGGAATTCGTATTAAATCACTTGTGGAGTTGAATAATCCTCTTATCTATGGTAACGAAGCAACTCGTATTGCACTTCGTTCAACTCCTTTAGTTGAAGAGATGAAATCTAATGCAAATGGAGGTAATGCTGGTGGTGGATTGATTGGTGGAAAAATCTCACAAGCTAGAAACTTTGTAAACGATAAATTAGGTATTCCTTCCGGATTAATTCCTTCTAAGGTAGCTGATAAAATAATTGAATTACGTAAGAGTAAAACTCCAGATAATATAACTACTTCAAAATTAGAAAGTGCAAATTCTCAAACTCCAATTACAAAGGATGGATATGGGCCTAACGGTTCTTTAGTTGGTAAATTTTTAAAAGATACAGGAGGTGGAAATCCAAAAACTATTGGAAAACAAGCACTTGGCCAAGGAATTGGAGTTGCAAAGGATAAACTCAGAGGTGCTTTATTTGGAGACGGTCAAGAAGCTGGAACTGCTACTCAAAAACAATATGCAGTAGAATATACTTCTAATGATAGAACTTATACTGATGTTAAGAAATCTTTTAGATTACCATCAACTGGTAGTGTAAACGTAGATTTAGAAGGAACTAAGTTAGATTTATCATTGGTATCACCCATATATGGTACACAACGAAAAGAGACCATCGGTCGGTTTGGTAAATCTGAATATGCATTTCAACAATTAAATGATTCAAAAGGAAATCCTATATGGAATCAACCACAATCTAGCTACGATCCATCAAATAGATATTCTTCTAACACAAATAACGAAGGTGTTGTTACACCATCACCAATTTTAGCAAATAGTTTAGAAACTAAATATGGAATTGGTTCAAAAACCGATAAATTAAATCAGTTATCTATAACCGATATTGAAAAATATACAATAGATGAGTATGGTACTCTTAAAGATGGTGATACTACCATAGCTAAGGATTTAATTCCATTTAATATTGGTAAGAGAGGACAAACTAAAATGCCATTTAGAGCAACTATAACCGGAATTACAGAAAATGTATCTCCAACTTGGAACTCTAATAAATTTTTAGGAAACCCATTTAATTTCTACACTTATTCAGGAATAGAACGTAGTGTATCTTTCAATTTTAAGATATTTTGTATGTCTCCTACTGAATTATTAAATAATTGGGAAAAAATACAATTTTTAACTAAACTAACTTACCCATCTATAAATTCTAACAATTTAGTAAATCCACCTATTATCCAATTTAAATTGGGTGATGTGTATCATGATAAAGATGGATTTATTGAATCTTTAACATATACTGTACCTGATAATTCTAATTGGGAAACTAATGGGAAAATTGGATACTTACCAAAATTAATAGATGTTGCAATAGGGATTAAGTTTATAGAAACACCATCTTCTATGACAAATTTATATGGATATAGATTATCAAAAGAAGCACAACAAGCAAACAAAGAAGCATTAGAAAATAGAGGAAATTTTTCGGAAAACGAAAGAATGAACTCAAATGGTACAATTAATAAAGTAGAGGCTTTAGCAGTGCCTGATTCACGTGGATTAGTTAAATTACCTACTACAAGTATAACTGATTTAAAACCAAAAGTTTTAAAAGGATTAGGGGGATTGAAAACATCAATTAAACCACCTGTACTTTCTGAAATGGGTATAACTCCTGCTATTAGTAATCAATCCGCTGGAGCAGATAACTTAAAAGGTAAAACTCCATTAGAAGCTTCTAAAGAAGTTGAAAATAAAAATGGATTAACCGAAGCTCAATCAATTGTACTGATACGAGCTCAACAATTTGATTCTAGAATAAAATTAGTACCAAAATCAAGTATACCCCTATCATTTAGATTTATATTATATCCTGGTGATGTTTTTATGATATCACCTGCAAATGAAGAATATTCAGAAGATGCATATGCTAAATTATCACCCGATGGAACTCACAAAGAACTTATAGAAAGAAAAACTCGTTATCAAAAAAGTATAGGATTATAATATGGCAAGTAGATACGAAAGAAACGATAGAAAAAAATTAAATGATGGTAGAGTTGTTTATCGTGCTAAACGATATCCGAATATTCCTAAATCTAATAATGATATATATATTGTTACACAAGGGGGAGATCGATTAGATACTCTTGCTAATGATTTTTATAGTGATTCATCGTTATGGTGGATTATTGCAGCAGCTAATAATATACACGATGCTTCGTTCGCAGTTGCTGATGGTACAACTTTAAGGATACCTGAAAACTATACCCAAATAATTTCAAATTTTAATAAATAAACGTTATGAGTGGATTTCCTAATTTATCCAATATAGATTCTACAATCTCAAAGGTAATATTAGATAGAGCGGGAGATAATTTAGCCGTATCATCTTTACAACCTTGGTTTCGTGGAATCTCTATGGTTGGTCCCGGCCTGATAATAGAATCCTTAACTTCCGATGATAACATGGATACTCGTTATGGTGTTGGTAGTATCTCTGGTAGAATTGGAAAATTTGCTGATAATAAAACATCTTACTATGCTAAAGAAGATGTGAGACAAAGTAGACCCTCACCAACAATAGCATCTGTGAGTGTACAGAATGGTTCGGAGGGGTTAACTCGTAAATGTAAATTTACTATAAAATGTTATACCAAAGGACAGGCAACTGCTCTTACAAATCACTTCTTAGAACCAGGATATTATGCTTTAATTGAATGGGGATTTAATACTTCAAAATCATATCAACAAAGAGCAGGTGCAGGAGCTGCAGTTACTGTATGTGATTTAATTCAATATCAAAACTTATCAGTATTAAAAGATAAACGTGCATCATCTCAAGGAACCTACGATGCATTTTTAGGAGTGGTCACTGGTGGTCAAATGAATTATGCAGATGATGAAACTTTTGATATTCAAGTTGAGTTAACTTCGCAAGGAGAACTTCCATCTTATTTATCAAATCATAAAGGAGTTCTTATAGATGTAACACAAGCAGCAAGTGGTATAAAATTTTCTCCAAAACAAATAGAAGATGCGGTTGATGATAGAGATAATATTGGTAAATCTTTATTTATGCAAATGTATAATAAATTACCCCTTGCAAAACAAATCGGTAACATTAAAAATTTAATAGATAATCTAAAATGGAGTAATCCCGCTAACTTCATTAATATGGATGACTATCTTAGAGAAGATTACCTATCAAACTTAAAGAAAACAAATATAAAAAGTGATGGAACAGATTTAAAGTTAAAAGTTCCTAATGATACACCACTTTTATCTTCAGATAGTTTTATAAGATTTGAACTTGCGTATGAAATTCTTAAAACAACTGCCGTAGCTAAAAAAGTTGATACTGGATGTGCAGATTATGTAGTAACTACACCAGAAGGTATAAAAAATTTAAAATTAAGAACAATAGAAGATATTGATATATCTGAAACAAAGTGTAGAGCTCACAAACACATATTTTCAACTAATAAATCTAAATTATACATACCAAACAAATTTCTACCCGATTTTGGAATTACAGAAGCTTTATCTGCTACTCCTTCGGGTTCTCGATTGGAATTTCCGGTAGACGGGATTTTTGATGAAACTAAGTTTATAGATGGCCATGCAACCACCGGTGCTCAACAAGGTACTCAAATAGAGAAAGAATTTTATTTCCCAAGGTTAGAAGATAGTGAAGAATTATCTTTTCCATGGGATGCTACTATAACAACCACCAAAGGGCTTAAATATCAATATGGGTACTTAAAGGATTTGTACATTAATTTTGATTTTTTCATAGAATGTATGGAAAAAAGTGGATTTGTGATGTATGAGGTAATGTTGGATATTCTAAATGGATTTTCATCATCAGTAAATTTATATTGGGATTTTCAAATAATTGCTGCAGGGTCTACTACCGATGGAAATGAAATTATGCGAGTTGTTGATAAAACTTTTCTTGGGTTAAGTAAAGGTGCAGCTAAGAGAGATGAAGATGGTATACCTGATATAGTTACTACTATATTCCAATCACAAGGAGTAAAAACACCCTTTTTATCCGTAGATTTTTCAATGGATATACCAAAAGAAGTTGCAAATATGGTAATTGCTCAACGAAATGATACATCATCTAAAAATGCAGATGGTGGCTCTACTGCAAATGCAAGTGATTCACCTGGTAGTTCTTTAGAAAAACAACCCATTAACTTTGATAGTAATATATTTTCATCACAACCATGTCCAGTTGCTCAATCACTTGATAGTATTAGTAGGTTACTTACCGATAGTGATAAAGAAATTGCCGATGCTAGGGCCTACTCATCATCTGTTCAAGATAAAATAGATTCTGAAAATTCAAGTTTTGGTGATTGGAGTGATACGAAACAATATGCTAAAGACCTATGGGGTGCAGTTAGTACTAAGGCATCCATAGGTTTTAATTCAATCGGAGAAGGTACCGGATTATGGGAATCTAGTGAAAAGGAAGAAATTAGAAATGCCAATTATGATTACTTTATGTCAAAGGCTGGAGTGTTTCCACGTGGAATTGATAGAAGTGATGTAATGAGAGTAGATACTGGTTGGTGGGCAAATATTGAAGCAGCTCTTACAACCGATGAACAACAAGGTATTAGTAAAGTATTGTGGGTTGGTACATATGATGACCCATTATTATTAAAACAATTTGAACTATGTGATTTTAAAAAATCTAAAAAGGATGGTGAAGATTCGCATTCTTTAAATCCTGTCTTATTACCAATAAAATTTAATTTTAGTATTCATGGTGTTAGTGGATTGAAGGTTGGTGATATATTTACGATAACAGATTTACCCGCCAAATATGCAAATAGAGTATTTCAAATAACTCAAGTTGAACATGAAATTTCTGATATTTGGATTACAAGTGTTGAATCTCAAATGAGGAATGTGTAGTATGAACATTATAGACCAATATAAAAAATTAAGAAAACCAGATTTACTACCAGGTCCGGTTAAAATAAAATCATCTCTACCAACTCCAACAGATATTGATTATAATAGAGGATATATTATTAGATATTTTGTTAGAAAAGCAAATGATAGTAGTTCTCCTATATATGAGATATCTTCTAACACATATGGATTTACTTCGAACAATTCATTTTATATGGGAACTAAATTAAAGTGGAGAATTTCAGGACCAATAAATCCCATATATGATAAAACCGGTGGTATTGCTGATAAAGGGGTACTTGAATCAAATCGAATTTCAATAAAATTAGCATCCAATAGTATAAAAAATTTAAAATTATATCTTCCAAATTTATTACAATTTCATAAATAATATATTTATATATAAAATAAGTTACATATGTTTAACCATTTAACAAATGAAGAAATCCAACAAATTACTTTCGATTGGAGGTATAGAGGATGGACTGTATTACAACTTCTTACAGAAGAAGAATGTGATGAAATTAACGAAGAACTTGAAAAACTTCGTCAACAAAGACAATTAACTACCAAAGATAATGGTGAAGAATGGGGAGAGTGGGATCCGATAGCATATCCACATAAAAATTCTAAACTAATAGAAAAATTATATTCACATCCTAAGATAATAGAAGCTTGTGAGTTTCTAATGGAGGGTGAACTTGTAGGAATGCAAACTTGGGGATATTTCAAACCACCAGGACAATTAGGTAGAGATATGCATCAAAATGCATTCTATACTGGATGTAACCACAATGAAATTGTAAATACTGCTTTAGCACTTGATAATCATGATAAAGAAAATGGGGCAGTTTGGAATTTGGAAGGTTCACATAGATTACCAACACTACCAATTGAAGTGGATGAAGAAAGAACTAAAACTAATCCTAAATTTTGGAGAAACGAAAGAGGTAAACCATGTGTATTACCTGAAGGACATGATTTCAGAAAAATCGAAGGGTTTTTAAGAAAAGGTGAAGTGGTAATATTACATTCACATACGGTTCATGGATCAGATGAAAATAATTCCAATAGAATGAGAAGAAACTTCTTAGGTGGATATCTTAAAAAAGGTGCAAACTTTAATCAAGGTGAGCATATGAAACGAGAACCAATTGATGTTTATACTCTTAGAAATATACATTGGGGTGAATAAATTGTTATAAATATAACAAAATAATTTAAAAAAAGTTGGTAAATCATTTGGATATACCAACTTTTTTTCGTATATTTACTATGTAAATAAAAAAGATATGAAAACAATTATTATAACAAATGAAGAACGAAAAATGGCAACAAGACCTAATATTTTTAGTAATCATAAAAAATATACCCGTAAATTAAAACATAAAACTTTAACAAAACTTTAACATTTAGGATTAGGAATGTACAAAAAAATGTTGTATATTTACTATGTAAGATTGAGAGAGATATATTAAACACTTAAAACCCTTAAATTATGAATTATTTAGTACATCCACAAGATTTAGTTTTTAAAGCCAAAAGTAGAATCGTTGGATTCAACGAAATGGTAAAAGATGAAGAAATTCCACAATGGGATTTATATGAAACTGCATTAGAAATTGCAGAAGAATGGACAAGTGACTGGCCAGAAGGACATGGGTTCGGTTCTTCTGATGGAACTTATATGTTAAAAGAGTTCATCGATATGGTGATTGGAAATTACACCAATGGTGGTAAGTATATGACCAAATTCAACCCGGCATTATCAGTAGTGGAGTATTCAGAGGCTGACCACCACAATAGAGTTCAGAGAATGGAAAGTTCAATTTAAATTTAAAGATATGTTTGGAGTATATTATAAAGTAACAAAAGAAGGAAAGATTTTCGCAGGCCTTAAAGATGAACTAATTGAAAAATTTAATAATTTTGAAACTGCAAAAGAGTATTGTTCTCACGAAAACATGGCAGGATATTTAGATGAACTCCATAGTGGATATGTAGTTCGAAAACTTTAACAAAACTTTAACATTTTAAATTTGGTAAATAGAAAGTTTATTCGTATATTTACTATGTAATAATAATTGAGGGGTTTCCCTCTAAAACTTAAACCTTAAAACACACATCATGAGTAAAAACGTAAACATTCAGTATTTAGGAGAAACATTCACTTTACCTGCAAACGCAGTTCAAAGTGATAACAAAGGTATAACCAATTATATCTATATGGGAGCAAAAAATACGGCTTCTATCATCAAACAATATGTAAAGAAAAAATATGGTAATAGAATTACTGTATGGAGTAATTCTGAGGTTTATAGTGGTGGTTCTTCGGTGAGGGTAAACGTATGGAGTAAGAATGGTTCACAGGTTCCTTACGAAATCTACGAAGATATCAAGTCGTTTTCCAATTCCTTAAAAGGTGGTTCATTTGATGGTATGTATGATATCTACAATTGTAGAGAAGATAATGTAGAAACTACCAATGGTACACCGATGAAATATTTTCCTTCTTATATCTTTGTTTCAAATGACCCTAAATGGGATTCAGTAGAATATTGGTTATCAAATTGGAAAAAGTTTGACCCTTCAAATTACGATAGAAAAATGGTGGGAAATACCCTATGGGAACAATTTGTAAACTTTAATTCTTCGTTTTGGAAGAAAGGAACTATTGAGAAGTTACAAAAACATATGAATGAGTTAGAAACTGAGTTAAAGAAACTTGGTTATACTGAAGAAGAATTGGCAGCATAATAAATTAAAATTATATAGATATGGGATTAGATATGTATTTGAGTAAAAAAACTTATGTGAAACATTGGGAACATAAGGGTGATGCTAATTACGAAGTTATTGTTAGAAAAGGTGGTGAGAATGTAGCTACTATTAACACCAAGAAAATTACCAACATTGAAGAAGAAGTTGGATATTGGAGAAAGGCTAATGCAATTCACCAATGGTTTGTAGATAATGTACAAGATGGTAATGATAATTGTGGTGAGTATTATGTAACCACCGACCAACTTTACATTTTGTTAAACATATGTAAGGAAATCAAAAAAGATAATTCTTTAGCAGATAGTTTATTACCAACCCAAAGTGGATTCTTTTTTGGTAATACTGAATATGATGAGTGGTATTTACAATCTATTGATAATACCATAGAAATTTTAGAACCATTAGTAGAAACCTCAGAGGATTACTACTATCAATCTTCTTGGTAATATGTACAATAACGCAACATTTGTAGATGAAACCCAACTAAAATTTCTAAAAGAAATGGATAGATGGTTAAAAGATAATAATTTCAAGTCAGAAGAAGAACTTAAAATCTCAATAGAAGTTCGTACCTTAATTACTAAAATAGAACAAAAAGGATACTACTATGAAAGTGAGGCCGATATTTTAAATATTATGAGACAAGAATATATCAAACATAAAAAGAATAACCCAAAAAAACGTTTATGGGAAAAAGATTTGGAAATTATACAACGAAAATTTAATTTCAATTGAAGTTGCAAACTTATTATTGGATAAACACGATGAATAATTACGATAAAGTGTAATATAATACACAATAACTCGAATTTTGTCCGATATAAGGGACATTATTTAACAAAAAGTGTAATATAATACACTTTAATTAGGAAAATTTAAATAAATTTTGTATCTTTGTACTAAATAAAAAAAATATGAACAATTTAGATAAACAATACCAACTACTACTACAAGACATTTTGGATAATGGAGTAGAGAAAAAAGATAGAACCGGAACTGGAACTAAATCTATTTTCGGTAGACAAATCAGACATAATATGGCTGATGGATTTCCTCTCCTTACTACAAAAAAAATGGCATTTAAAACTATGGTAACCGAATTACTTTGGTTTTTAAAAGGTGATACTAATATTAAATATTTAGTGTATAACAATTGTCATATTTGGAACGGTGATGCTTATGGGAATT